CTTCAAATCCCTTTTGTTGATTCTCGGCCATATATCAAACACACATGGGGTAACCTTGATCCGACCGAATGCACCGGATTGCTTACCGGCCAACATGTTGACGAGGATGCGAAGAACATCTTCGAAGAGATGGGGCCTGGCAATCCCAGCTGCACGAAGAACCACGAGAAATTTAAGGGATACTTGAGGGTGACACACCTGAAGTACACGTGCATACCGCTTACAGCTATTTCGGCTTTGACGAACTTGCTCTATCTTTTCACTGATGTTCCGACTGGCATGGTAGATCCGTTTGTGGTAATTTCCATGAGTGCGTACTACCATGGCATGATGAACTACGGTGAGAACTTCGAGGCTGCCATCACAGCGGCCGCGGAAGCACGGGACAAGATGCCGACATTGGTCAATCCAGAACATGTACTTCTTGCGACGATGGCCCACTATATCATCAGCTCAATCACCGTTACACTAATCAGTAGCCCAAAACGTGACATACTTGGACACACCATTCCCATGTTCTTCCTCGTAGTCACAGTTACCATATGGATTCTGCTGTCATCGGTGGGAGACGCGCTTACTAGTTGTTGGACATCCATCGCCAAGCTCGTTGTGGCGCACAAGATCCGTGCGGAGGTACGCGAGGTAGTAGAGCATGAGCGCGACCTCAGCATTGATCTCGTGAGTTACAGTGAGACCTTGAGCTCCGAGCAACCACCAACAGCTACAGCTGAGCACACCAAAGGAAACTTCGAGTACCAGCTTGACAGCCGCGACGTCGCAGACGGCCAATTTGGCCTCCTTTACCCGGGCACGATGGTTGACCTCGCATATAGTCGCAGCCCAATTCGGCACCGAGCTCACGTACGATCTGGCTTATCCGTGTTGATTGCTCAACCACCACTCGCGAGCACGACACGGACACTGTGCCTTGATAGGGCCACAACAGCGTCCATCGTACCACACGCGGCGCGTAGCGTTAATGACATGCTCATTAACGTCAGCAACTCCTATGTGCATCGAACGCGCCACATAAACACCCTTGGCGGCATCGGCGAAATCGACATTGACCACGTCATCTTCAAGTTGGCCCGTCTCAGCAAGCATGCCAGCTATAACTCACTTGTCGATTTAAACCGCCAACGGACACAGATCGCCCCCTCTCTGTGATCCGGGGATTCTGGAGGGGAGATATACCTAATGAGATAAGGGCACCCAGGCACGACTTCACAATGATAATTGATGAACGCGTGTCGACGGAACGATCAATATCCATAGTTTTATCTCCCTATATGGTCCTCAATGCCTTGCGACAACCATGCATCCAATACCACAATTGCCTACGGGACCAGCAGAATATAGTTGCTGCGTTTGCCCATAGACTTGGAGGTGTTATGCCGGTTGGGGACCCATATGTCATACGTGATCTTATAAAGTATGCCCGAGATGTTAGGTATTTATATCTTCCCAGACCGGATAAGAATCGTATGAAGGATGTATCAACCTTCATCAACGAGTGTGGTGCCACTCCAAAGATGAAGGCACGTATGAGAAAGGCATACGCGGACTTGTCGGGTGTCACGGCTTATGACCGAATGACTAAGGCATTTCCGAAGTATGAAGGGTATTCGGAACCGAAGAATGTGCGCATCATCAACTCCTACAATGACACAATTAAGGTAGTGATCGGGCCAGTCGTCAACGTGTGCGAGAAAGCACTCTTTGAGGGCAGGCTCGGACATCTATTCGTTAAAGGTGTCAATCCGCGGGAGTATCCAGCGATGATGCGACAGCTCTTCGGCGAATGCCGCGTGATGGAGTCAGACTACTCATCAATGGAATGTCACCATAGTGGTATCTTGTCCACTATCTTCATGGATTTCTTCAAGGACCAAATGAGATGTCTGCCTCTATCAAACGGGCAACGACGTACGATTCTCACTCTGCTCACGCAACGCAACAAGATGCGGTCAATGGGCGTGGCCGCTGAATGTGACCAGAATCTTATGTCGGGTGTCCATTGGACCAGTTTCGCCAATGCATACTTGAACATGGTCATCACCTCTTACGCAGTGCTCCGAACTAAACATCCAGACCTCACAACAACTGAACTTGCTGAAAAGCTCCCGCGCCTCAAGGCGTTGTATGAGGGGGATGATTGCATCACCGAGTACCATCCGGGAGTGCAGGATCTCGTCGCACGCCTCCCGGTGCGTATGACAATGAAAGAGCACACTGCGTACTATGAAGCAAAGTTCTGCGGCAATCGGATGAGCAAGGACGATGATACAATTCTCGTAAACCATGAGGACATCATCCGAAAAGCACAGGAACTACCCCCAGCCCTTGTGGGTGCCAAACGCACGACGAAGCTGGCATACATGCGCGCCAAGCTACTCAGCTATAATTACATGTATGCCAAATGCCCCGTGGTTGGTGCTTACACCCATGCCCTGTTGCTGAAGACCAGATCAATCACAC